GACGGGACTTTGGTTCCTTCCTCGGGGCGCTGGTTGAATTGGGGTATGGGTTCGCCTACAGAGTCTGTGACGCTCAATGGTGGGGAGTACCCCAGCGGCGCAGGCGCGTGTTCGTTGTCGGATATCTTGGTGACTGGCGACCTGCCGGAGCGGTTTTATTTGAGCGTGAAGGCTTGTCAGGGAATCCTCCGCCGCGCAGAGAAGAGGGGGAAAAAGTTGCCCCCGCTGTTACTACTGGCCCTCCGTTCAGTCGCACAGGGAATGAGCGAGTAGAGTGCGATGCCATTGTGCCGATGCAGGCATTTAAAGTCGCCAATTGCCTGACTTATCGAATGCACAAAGGCATCAACACAACCGTGGATGAGGGACAGACGCCGGTCATTGGCTTTCAGTCAACCGCCAACGCTTGTGACGCCTCCGCCGCCGGGGAGAACGTCAGCCCGTCGCTTAGGTCGGCTGACCCTATGGCTGTCGCCTTTGCTCAGAACTCCAGAGACGAGGTACGGGAAATGCCGTATGCCGGGGCGCTAGCCGCGCAACCTGGCATGAAGCAGACGAGCTACATCCGCCGGGGGCTGTCAGTCAGACGGCTTACTCCAGTGGAGTGTGAGCGGTTGCAGGGATTCCCTGATGACTTTACGAAAATACCTTACCGGAATAGGCCGGGTGAGAAGTGTCCTGATGGCCCTCGATACAAGGCGATGGGTAACTCAATGGCGGTACCAGTGATGAGGTGGATCGGAGAGCGCATAGAAGCGGCTCAGGGGATGATTAGCTAATGGCGCTAGGGTCACTCATAGGTAAGATTTTCGGCTCTGAGAAGGCCATAGGGGCCGCTGTGTCGGGCATCTCAAATAGCCTTGATGCTCTGGTCTACACCGACGAGGAAAAAGCAAACGACGCCGCCGCTGAGCGCCAGAAGGCACGGGCGATGGTGATCGACTGGATGCAGTCCACGAGTGGGCAGGCACTAGCGAGAAGGCTGATTGCAGTATCCATAACCTTTGTATGGTTAGCGCAATACCTTTTCGGCTGGGTCATGGTTATTGCGGCGATCTTCGTGGAGCCGGAGATAGCTGACCGCATGAGGGAGGCGTCTAACCTCACTCAAGAACACGCTGATGGGATGACGGGCGCTGTCATGCTGATACTCAGTTTCTATTTTGCAGCGCCTCATCTGGACAAAGTAGTGGGGCCGGCAATGGAAAGGTTTAGTAAGGGCGGCAAGAAATAATGCAGTTTTCGTTGGAGCCTCGCATTAGCTGGGGTGACGTATTAATGACTACCGGATTAGTGATCTCTGGTGTTATTGCGTTTGGTCAAGTGTCTGAGGGTGTAGCGCTGAACGCTAATGCCATTGAGGTAATAGACAGTGATATCCGCGCGCTAACCGAGGATCACCGTGAGCGGTTACAGCTAGAGAGGGCTGACCGGGAGCTAATGAGAACTGAGATGCGAGAGGATTTGCGAGCTATCAGCGAGAAGCTGGATCGGATCATCGAATCGAAGCTATTAGAAAGCGAGGGAGTTTAGGGGAATGGCAGAACAAAACACGTTTATCCCCAGCCTTGGGCCAATGACTGACAAAGCCGCATATGGCGGCGTTAAGCCTATGCGGATGAATGCCCCTACAGCACCCGGCGCTAACACGGCGCAAGGTAGAGCTAACGCAGGACAGATGGCGTTACCGGAGAACCTGACCTTGCAGGCTCAGCAAACTATGGGTGTGCCATCCAAGCCAACGAAAGGGCTACTGCCTAGAGCAATGCCGGGATTCAATGATGTCCGACGAATGGGATGACGAAGAGGACTTCCGCGACGATGAACCAAAGCGGGGTCGAGGGCGTCCGAAAGGTAGCTTCAACAAGGCATCAAAGGCTCAGATCGAACGAGTAACGGCTGATGGCGGGCAATCCCCCCTTGAGTACCTCGCTTCGATCTACCAAAACGACGCTGAAGAAATCCGTTATCGGATAGATGCAGCCAAAGCCGCCGCACCATATGTCCATGCACGATTGTCATCGACAGAGGTGAAGGCCGCAGTAACAGAGGTATCCCAAGAGGAATGGCTGGAGAGCTTGAACTAACCCGACACAAACTGAAGGATGACTTCTCGTTTTATGCGCGGAACTGTCTCTCAGTTAGATCAAAGTCTGGCGAAGTTAAACGTCTACTACTGAACAAAGCCCAGCGATACATCCACGATTGTATTGAGGAGCAGAAACAGCAGACCGGGCAAGTCCGGGCGATTATCCTCAAAGGCCGTCAACAAGGTGTGTCAACCTACGTTGAGGGCAGGTACTACTGGCAGACAACCCACAGGAAGGGTGTACGAGCTTTCATATTGACACATGAGGCCGATTCAACGTCTGCCTTGTTTGAGATGGTAGAGCGCTACCACGACGCGGCACCGGATTTTGTAAAGCCGTCAACTGGAGCTAGCAATCAGAAGGAGCTGAGCTTCGACAAGCTGGACTCTGGCTATAAGGTCGGGACGGCTGGAAACAAAAGTGTTGGTCGTGGAACAACGATTCAATACTTTCATGGATCAGAGGTTGCCTACTGGCCTAACGCGGCAGAACACGCCAAAGGCATATTGCAGGCGGTACCGGATGAGCAGGACACAGAGATCGTCCTAGAGTCCACCGCCAACGGTGTGGGCAACTACTTCTATCAACAGTGGCAACAAGCTGAGGCGGGGATAAGCCCCTTTCAAGCGATTTTTGTGCCGTGGTTTTGGCAAGACGAATACCGCAAGACAGCCAGGGGATTGGTTCCCACTGATGAGGAAGAGCGCCTGATTGAGCTGTATAAGCTGGATCACGAGCAACTGGCGTTTCGCAGGAACAAGATCGCAGAGCTGTCAGCAGATGGCATAGACGGAGAGTTTGCTTTCCGGCAGGAATACCCGCTATCGGCGCAGGAAGCATTCCAAGTTACTGGTAGCGACAGCCTGATTAAGCCGGAGCTGGTTTCTGCGGCGAGGAAGAACAAAGTTCTAGCCATAGGCAAGCTGATGGTTGGCGTTGACCCGGCGCGTTTCGGTGATGACAGGACGGCAATCATCCGGCGCAAAGGTCGAGCGGCTTATGACCTACAGACATTTGAAAAGCGATCCACTATGGAGATCGCTGGCATGGTCAATGCAATTATCAAAAACGAGAACCCGGATCAGGTTGCCATTGACGTAGGCGGTCTAGGAGCCGGCGTTGTAGATAGGCTGATTGAGCTGGGGCATGAAGATGTTGTTGCATCGATTAACTTCGGCAGCGCATCGCTAGATCCCCAGATGTTTGTCAATCGCAGAGCTGAGATGTGGTGGAACCTCCGCGATTGGCTGGATAGTGATGTGCCAGTGATGATCCCGGATAGGGACGATCTGCACACTGACTTGTGCGCCCCGCAATACAAGTATGACTCCAACTCTAGGCGCAAGCTGGAGAGCAAAGATGAAATTAAGAAGCGAGGCTTCCGCTCTACTGATTGCGCGGATGCCTTAGCGCTGACATTCGCTGAGCCGCTATCTCATAGTGATATCGAGCTTGATGAGCGGCCTTCCGTAGTGGATAAGGTCGCGGGTTACTAAAGGACAGCCATGCAAGAAGCATTGATGGATGACAACCAGTTCGCTGATGCTCCCGAAGCAGAAGAATATGAGCTGAGGATTGCAGAGCGCCTGCACGTTTTCGCTTCGCGTTTGAGCCGTCTATGTTCAGAGCAGGTAGCCAAAAAGAATCAGATTGAGCAACGCTGGCTGGATGATCTGCGCCAATATCATGGCGAGTACGCGGCTGATGAGTCAGCAAAGTTAGCCAGGCAAAAAGGCTCAGAGGTATTCGTAAACATTACGCGGAACAAAACCAATGCGGCTGAAGCCCGGTTGCAGGATATGTTGTTCCCGACAGATGACCGCAATTTTGGCTTGTACGCTACCCCGGTGCCAGAGCTGGATTACATTAGCAAGCAACAGCCGGAATCGCCCGACGAAGCTGAGCCGATTCAGCAGGCAAGAGAAATCAAAGCCGCCGCGAATGAGTCTGCACTTGCCATGCAAGACGTCATTGACGATCAGCTTGTGGAGTCTCGCTACCACATTAAAGCCAGAGACATCATCCATGATGCGTGTCAGCTAGGCACTGCGGTTATCAAAGGCCCAATCATAATAGGCCGCACCAAGAAGCGTTGGGATGTCATGCCTGACGGCATGAGTGTCTTGCAAATTGTGGAGGCGCTTGAGCCTACGGTTGAGCGCGTTGATCCTTGGGACTTTTTCCCTGACATGAGCGCCAAGACGGTAGATGAGTCTGAGTTCATATTTGAGCGAAGGCGTCTATCGAAAAAGCAACTTCGCGACATGGCGAACTTACCCGGCGTTTTGGTTAGCCAGCTACGCGAGATCGTTAAGGCAGGCGCAAAAGACACCCACATCGCAAAAGATTTTACCGATGACATCCGCAACATTACTGGGATTAATACGGTAGGCGAGGGCAATAAGTACGAGATATGGGAGTACCACGGGCCGATATCTAAGACTGAGCTGATGGATGCCATGTCTATGGCGGACGATAAGCTCAGCGAATACGAAGAAGACGAGCTAGACGATGAGGTTGAGGCGACAGTCTTTTTCGCAGGCAATCGAGTCATCAAGGTATCCATCAACCCAATGGATTCAGATGAGCGTCCTTTCGCGGTGTTCAACTGGGAAAAGGATGAGTCATCTGTCTTTGGATTTGGCGTTCCTTGTCTCATGCGTAGCGCTCAGAAGGTCATAAACGCCTCGTGGCGAATGATGATGGACAACGCAGGGTTATCGGTAGCTGACCAGCTAGTCATCAACAAGGAGCTTTTGTACCCGGCTGACGGGTCATGGGATATGACGCCCAAAAAGATTTGGTACCTCAGAGATAAGACCAGATCAGTGCAGGAAGCGTTTTCATCGTTTTCTAC